TTCCTGAGATACTCAGGTGTTGATTCTCTAACATATTCTTGGATATCTTGCAAGATATCTTCTTCATCTTCTGGGATTAATACCGATACAAGGGTATTAAAATCTTCATCATCATAGGAAAAAGTATTCTTATCGATCATATTTATATCCTTTCATTAAGACATCCGTAGTATACACTCATAAAAAACCTTGTCAAGTAAAAAATCCCACTTTTTGAGTGGGATTTCTGTTTTTATTTACCAAGAAGACCCTTGATCTTTTGCTTTTTTTCCTCATCAAGTCCACCGAACTTTGATTTGGAGAAAACCGGTTTGTCATCCGCAATATCGTCCTGCGCTGACTGTTCAACGTCATACAATCTCATTTTAGCTCTGTCAACACCCACAACAAACTTTTTATGGATTGTAGGATCATTGTAGCGGTTCTTGAGTTGCTTGATCATAATTTGATTAAGAGATTCAAGCTGTTCAGAACTTATTAAAGCAAACATGAAATCTGCAGTTGCGGGCAAACCAAATGATTCAGAAGTATCAGTTAGCTCAACATCTGAGTTGCCATACCCAGAACGTGTTGTTTGAGTTGCAGAAACAATAGGAACAGCAAACTCTACAGCCAATCCACGCAATTCTTCTGCAATAGATTTAATCAAGGTATAAGAATTTACATTTGACCCTGACTTGATACGTGAAGAACAACAGATATTCAGATAATCGATATAGATAATATCTGGAATAAAGTTCCGTTTGATACGAAGCTCATTGATCAAATGTCTGAAATGTGCTGCACCAGCCGATGCTGTTGGGTATTCTTTGATAATCAACTTTCCAGTAGTTTTTTCCTTAACACGATTGATTTTCTTATCATACACATCCTTGGGTAGAAGAGCCAATTCGTCAATGGTGACGTTGAGTAGATTGGCATCAATTCGTTCAGCAATCTTCTCTTCTGCCATTTCCATGGTAATATAAAGAACATTCTTTCCTTGCGCTAAATTATTTGTGGCGCAATGACACATGAACAATGATTTGCCAACGCCAGTACCAGCAAGAGCAATATTTAAGCTCTTTTTGATAAGACCTCCCTTGGTAATTTTATTCATATAATCTAGATCAAATGGAATACGCTCCTTTTTCTCATGATAAAATTCAAAACGATCATCTGAATTATCTAGATAATCATGACCAATAGACACATCAAACGAAACTCCCAAAGCTTCTGAAAGAAGATTGGGAATTGCGCCTTTACTTTGTGACTCTTTCTTATCATCAAGAATTTTAATGGATGCCATGATAGCATTATAGATTGCTTTATCTTGACAAAACTTTTCAGTTGAATCAAGAAGCCATTCTATTTTAGTATCTTCTTTCGTCATATCATCAATCAAAGATTTTGCATCCTTGAAGATGTTCTCAGAAATTCCATCCTTGTTATCCAATTCAAGATAAAGCACTTCCTTTGTAGGAAGTGCATTATACTTTTCTACATATTCCTTTATTAAATTATAGATAGTTTTGTCTGAAAGTGTATGAAAATAATCATCCTTAATAAAAGGAAGAACCTTACGTGAGTAAGGTTCATTGTAGATCAGATGATATAGAATGGTTTTTTCAATCATTTACTTCTTTCTTTTAAAGATACTGTCGAATGATGCGATGATAATTGCAAATAAAATAGCAACAACAGATGCAAACAAAATAACACCAAAGAACAATGCAAAGCCAACCCACAAAGGGGAAAGAACCCAAATCCAATCCCAATCAATATATCCAGTAAGCTTAAGCCCAATAAACAAGATTGTCAACAGACCGGGGAATCCAACCCCAGTGTAATTAACTTCTATTTTCTCACTCATCCTCATCACCTTCATCATCATCATGAACCAAAGAACCAGAAACAGTAGTGTACTTATTCTTCAACCAATCTGCAAAGTCAGTTTCATCAAACAGCTTCTTCCAGAAAGAACTATTGTTTTCGATATCAGCCATTCGCATCTTGTCACCAACAAATTCACCAGTGCTGCTATCGAACCTTTGATACCATCCCATAGAAGGCTTGACAACATACTTGCCTTCTTCTGCAAGGTCAACAAGACCAGACCACTTATTGATGCCACCTTCGTATGTGACGTTAATAGGAATCTTGCTCTTTTCCTTTACATAACGTGACTTCTCAACATTGATGATGAAGCTATAACCATCAATTTCTTTTGTCTTGGTATCCTTATCTTGCTGACGACCAAGAATCCAGATTGTATCAGCAGAATAATAGATACCAGTACCACCAGAAACAACATCCTTGCTATACATTTCAAGAGTCTTGTAGGTATGGTTGACTGCAATCAAAGGAATATCCTTGAGTGTCAAATGAGGTGTAATCATACGGAACAAAGACTTCAATGCCTTTGCACGAGACATATCAGCTACATTCTTTCCATCCAAAGCATCATCAACTTCCTTACGTGAAGCAAGATTACCAACAGAGTCAATAACAATAACAACCTTATCATCACGAGTGATAGTGCTATCAGACTTGCTTTCTTCCTTCACAGTCAAATGACTCATCAAGTCAACCTTCAACTGTTCAACATCTGTGATAGGGATATGAATAACACGATCCATATCAATATCGAAAGATTTAAAATAACCTTCTGGCGTACCAAATTCAGAATCATAAAAAAGCATCACAGCTTCTGGATACTTCTTCATATAGGCAGATGCCATAAGCAAAGAGAATGCAGACTTGAAATGCTTTGAAGGACCAGCAAGAACAGTAAGCCCCGGTGTCAATCCACCATCAATATTTCCAGACAATGCAACATTCAACATAGGAATGCTTGTTGGAATCATATCCTTCTTGCCATAAATTTTGCTCTCAGAGAGAACAGAGACTTGCTTGATTTTTGAATTCTTCATAATGCGATCTACTAGCGACATATTATTTCCTTAACTTTCTAGAATTGAATTAAGTTTTTTAATAAACTCATTGATTTTATCCTCACGATCAGGCCAATTGATTGTTGGCTTGTCTGGATTCTTTTTTAAATTATTTAAGAGTGGCATGATCATGCTATGCATTTCACTACACTTGCTCTTCCATTTCATAACATCTGACGCCTTTGCAGTCAAGTCTGCTTGAAACTTTTTAGAACTTTCTTCTGGACTATCAGAAAATGTAAAACCAAAATCATCCATTTATTTTACTCCCAAAATTGATCTAATGTATTTCGTTTTTCAACTTGCCAACCAATCGCATCTAAAATGGTTTTAATAGGCTCAACGAATGACTTAGAATACTGTAGCTCATAATCAATGTACTTGTCAAGGTCCAATTGACGAGGAAGATTATGATGACATGCAATAACATTTTCTTTGATTGGATTTGGCATTTTCATATAACAGAACTTGATCTTATCACCATCTTGGATAAAGGGATAACGATTCCCCAGATTTTCATTCCTTAGAAGATTATTATATACAAGTGCTGCACGAACATGCATTGGTGTCCCTGACTTATATATATCTTGCTTGTTGGACCACTTAGAAAGATTCTTACAACCACGAGGAAATGCAACTTCTTCAAACGAAAGCTTCTTGAATTCCTGACGAAAATCAGCAATAAATTTAATCATATCATCTTCTGTCTTGGACATGATTACGCCCATAGCTTTTTTAATATTATCTCGACAAGCTTGTGGTGTGGATGAACGAACAGCTTCGATGCCCATCATTTTCAACTTAGGTTCGCTGTATTGAACACCTTCGTTATTCCATACATTCAAGATATAACGTTTCTTTGCAGTCCAAATTCCCTTACTAGCAATTGATTCACGCTTCATCTGCATCTTCTGTGCATACGCATTCATCATTACTGCTAGTTCTTGATAACATTTGTCAATGAATGGCTGAACCTTTTGTTCGCAGAAAGCATCAACAGCACCAACAATAAATGGCGCATCGTCAGTGTTGAGAAGCTTTACCATCTCAGCCATCTTCACATAGATAGAATCAGTATCAGATGCAATTACATAATCAACTTCCTTTGTCTTGCATACCTTATTCATAAACTCATTCATCTTCTTTTCAATCCACTTGATTGAAAGCTGACCAGAAAGAGTGATCGAAGTAGCAAGATTGTCGTCATACCAACGAAAATATTCGTTAGACAACGCACCATATGCTGAGTTGAGTTGAATTTTCTTTGCAAGTTGAAGATTGTGGGATTGAGATATTTTTTTAATTAAATTTTCTCTATGCTCTATCAACTCCTGATCCGTCATCTTTTCTATGTCTAGCTTTTGCAGCATCACTCAACTTCCTTTTCCATTCATCAGTAAATACTCTACCCTTACGTCCAACTTTAGCATTATGTTCTGGACTATGCAACTTTCCTTTCAATGCAGAAGAAATATTATTAATATGATCTTCTGATAATTTTTTCCCTGTCTGTGCTTTTCTATTATTTTCTACATGAGTAATAGAATGTTTTTTTCCTTTTTTAGCATCACTCATTTTTTTTCTGGTTTCTGAACTTCTAACTTTTCCAGTATTTGCTTTTCTAACTGCTTCACGTTGAACTTCTTCACTTGGTATTCTTCCACTCAATCCTTTCCAAGCAATTTCATCCTGCCAACGACCATATTTTTCAAACAATAATTTATGTGCTTCTGCATGTTGTTCAACAGTCAAATATTGAATATTTGAAGGATCATTTGTTCCTCCAACGTGTTTTGGTATTATATGATGTTTGTGTAATAACATAAAGGGCTCCCATTGTTAGCTACCTGCATGTTATTTATATAACATTTTCCTCTTTTTCATTTCAGATTCAATTATTTCCAAATCTTTTTTGGCTTCAATCATGCGCTCCTTAAATACGACACGATCATTGTACATCTTCTCCATCAGAGTAGGAAGGAAGCCTTGCTTATCCTTACGATAGATAGCACCATTAGCAGCAATAGCATGTTCACAATTATGAGACCATTCACTATTAATCAATTCATCAACAGATGAGAATTTAGGCAATATAGCCACAAAAGTTTCAGGACTTACATTATATTGCATAATAAGATGAGGATATAGAGAATTCAAATCGAATGATACAACCCAATCATGCATTCCAAGAATTGGGTCTTTTACATATGCGCCAACAATCTGTTCATCCTTATGCGTCTTCTTATTCTGAGGAATAACAATGCGCTGATTAATAAGATAGTTGTGAATGATTACATCCCAGAGACGCACAGAAGTAAACGCATCAGAGAAGTTGACCTTCGCATCATACGCAATAGCAAATACTTGTTCGATCAGTTTCAGCTTGTCATCAAGGCGACCAACAAGATCAACGTCCTTGATATTGTACTCAATGAAAAGCTGATAATTCTTCTTATACAAATCGAACAGAGATTCATATTCAGAATAATCAAGTTTGCGTTCGCCAAGTTCAATGTGGGCGATGTGATCCAGACGATAGGATTCCTGATTAGTGAATGTGAACTTCCTGTAGAGTTGTAGATAATCAAGTACTGTGATGCCAACAGGAATATACGATTTCTGTTCAACACCATATTTCTCTACAGAACGTTCCTCAATGATGCCCCAAGGTGAAATCTTCTTAGCCATTTCATTTCCAAGAAGCCTACGGACACGATTGATGATATACGGAATATCAAAGTACTCCACATTCCAACCAGTCACAACATCAGGCTGAAACCACTTCATACGCCATAGGTCAAGGAATTTGATGAGCAAAGATTCTTCATCTTTACACTTGAAGTACTTCACATTTTCATTGGTGTTTACGAACTCCCCACACCCAAGAACAACGTAGATGTCATCCTTCTTCATTGTGATGGCAGTTATTTCTTTTTCAGCAGTTTCAATATCGGGAAACCCTTCATCAGCTGCAACCTC